TGACAGATTAATAGGTTTAATGTATAATTGATACATTGGGCCGGTAGCTTAAATAGTAAAGCGTCAAACTCATAATTTGGGGAGTGCGGGTGCAAGTCCTGCTCGGCCCACCAGATTAACAGTAATTGCCCAGGTGGTGGAATTGGTATACACGCTTTTCTGCGTGTTTAGCTAAATAAATGTATGAAACTTATAGAAGAATACATTTTACTACCGAAGGTAGAAAGACAGCAACATCTTAAATTAGACGAAGCCTGTATTGAAAGAGGCGCTGGCAGTTACTATTTTAAAGGACTGTTAGCACATCAATTAGATACAACTGTTCCAACAGGACATAAAATACATTTATGTCATGCTTGTCATAATGCTCTATGCGGCAATCCTAATCATTTGTATTGGGGGACAGCACAAGAGAATAGACTAGATCAAGTTGAGAATGGCGGCAAAACTATTTGGGAACGAACTGTTGAGAAACACGGCTTAGAAAAAGCAAAAGCAATGAATACTCGTGTAGGAAATATAAATGGTTCTGGCAATAAGGGTAAACCTAAAAGCGAGGAGCACAAAGCAAAGATTGCTGCAAACCGTAAAGGTGGCCGTCAGAAGAAAAATGCGGTTGTGATGTAATTGGTAGCCATGCGAGTCTTAGAAGCTCGTGTCGTAAGACGTGTCAGTTCGAGTCTGACCAGCCGCACCAAAAATTGCCGTGAGAGTTCGAGTCTCTTTCTGGGCACCATACGTTTTACCAGGTTGACAATAAAAGATAAATAACGTATAATACATATATTATGATAAACTTTAACATTAAACATCTATCATTAACACAGCCAACACTAGGCGGGTTAGCCTATTGGTTAGTGGATTGCGTGATGAATAATAGCATTCGTGAATCAAAAGAGGGTCTCAGTTAGTAATATAGTATTTCGTATTTTAACTAAGACCCTGGAAATTAAAAACTTCCAGGGTTTTTTACTTTTAAAAGGAGAAAAAGATGTTAGAACAAAATAAAAAGCCAAAAGAAAATAAGTTTATTCTTGCTCCCAGTGAACGTGCAGCTTTATTAGAGTCAAAGATTGATCGAGCAAATGCTCAACTTCAAGCAATGATAGCACAGATTGAAGCAATGAAACGGATTAAACAGAAATCTAAATAAGCAACAAAGTGTTGACAGGAAACGAGATCCTGTGCTACACTATAAACAAGCATAAATGGGCGGGCACTAGGATGGAGTTCTTCTTGTAGAACAAAAAATTAGTGTATAGTAAAGCGCATTATGGGCATCTGTCCGGACGGATGTTACCTTAAACATAGTGTGCTTTACTATTCGCATTATTAGACTGTAGCATAAATAACAGTATAACAAAGGTGCGATTATGAGTTTAAAACTATGTCCTAAATGTAATGCCGAATTTAATGATTACAGTAAGTATGGCCCTAAAAAATACTGTTCAAGAAAATGCGCTAACAGCAGGCCACAAACAAAAGAAATGCGCGAAAGTAAAAGTAAAAAGTTACAGAAGCCAACAGATTGTAAGTATTGCAGTGTAACTTTAAAATCCGTGTCGGGTGCTGGATCTCATGAAAAGTCCTGTTTAGAGAATCCTAATAGACTTCCAGGTGCGTTCTTTGAGAAGAATCACACACTTGAAACAAAAATTAAACAAGGACAGAAGAACGGCATGGGATTAAGAATACCTAAGTCGTTACTAGATATGTCCAAGCGAACATCGTCAAAGATAATGAAGCGTTTGGATATAGGATGTTTTACTTGTGGTTGGAAGTTAGGATCGTGCGATATACATCACATACTACCGGTTAGCAAAGGTGGAAGCGATGATAACAGTAATTTAACTTATATTTGTCCTAACTGCCATAGGTTAGCACACGAAGATAAACTAACAGAATTTACATCTGTTACAGAAAAAATAGGCGAGGAGTGGAGAAAATTCTACTTCGCGCACGAGTAGTAAGGGTCGGTATACCTCTAAGGACGAGGCCGGGACTGTAAATCCCGTATCACATTGTGATTGGCTAGGTTCGAATCCTTCCTGGCCCACCAGAGTTAAATAGTAGTTACAAAGGAGCTTTATATGAACGAACAACAATTAATTGATTTTTTAACACAGAATTTAACTATAAATTCTTTTAATACCATTAACCCTTTCAATGATTCGGATAACTTTACCGTACAGTTAGTATTAAATGGCAATGTTATTAGTGAAACTGTAATAAATGTAAACGACGGCAGCGTCTAAATTAGGATCACGTTGGCGTAAAAATCGTCAAGACTGACCTTAACAAAAAGTTAATATTTGTAAATAGTTGTATGAGTCCCAAGTGTTACGGTAGCACAGCGGCCTCCAGAGCCTCGGGCCGGGGTTCGACTCCCTGGGGATTCGCCAAAATTGAATAGGACATTATGAAAGAAGCATACAAAGTAATTAGAAACGCCATAAGCGAAGATGCATTAGAGCTGGTTAAAAACAGTATTCTACTCAGCAAACAAGCTGATTATTTTAACAAGGGGGTTGATCAAGCCAATCGCACAGCATTTGGCGATGAGCAAAGTCCTATCAGTTATGCCAACTATAGCCTAGCAGTCAACGATGCACTCATGTTGACCTTGCATCCACTGATGGAAGAAGCCACTGGATTAAATTTATATCCTACTTACACCTACAGTCGTATCTACTGGAAGGGCTCAACCTTAGCCAAGCATACAGATCGTCCTAGTTGTCAATACAGCACCACTATTTGTATCGCCAATGATCCAGAACCATGGGGTATCTACATGGCAGATACTGAAGTTTTCTTAGAGCCGGGTGATCTGGTGGTATATCAAGGTTGCGAGATTGAGCATTGGCGCGACCCATACCAAGGCAATCAACAGATACAAGTGTTTTGTCATTATGTAGATGCCGACGACAAATACGCAGAATGGAAATTTGACAAGCGTCCTATGTTGGGTTTGAGTCATACAACAAAAACAGGTCGTTAAGTTTCAAAGCGGGATTAGTTTAATGGTAAAACAGCAGATTACACATTATTGATAAATAAATGTATGAAGCATTATTACTACACATATCAAATCACTAATCTATTAGATAACAAGATTTATATTGGCACTCATAAAACTAAAAATTTAGATGATGGTTATATGGGTTCTGGCAAAATCTTAAATCGTGCTATAGACAAATATGGTATTGAGAATTTTAAGAAAGATATTTTAGAATACTTTGATACAGCAGAAGAAATGTTTGCCAGAGAAAAAGAAATTGTAAATGAAGAATTCTTGTTAAGAGAAGATGTTTACAATATTCGCAGAGGCGGTTTTGGCGGTTTTGATTATATAAACAATTCAGGTATGCCTAAGATGTTAGGTAAACACCATAGTCAAGAAACTAAAGATAGATTGTCAGAAGTACTAATTGAAAGACGTAAGAATGGTACAGCACCTAAAATGACCGAGGAAGTTCGACAGAATATTTCCAAATCTAAATTAGGTACTACATATAAATCAAAGCCATTGAAATCAGAAGAACATCGGAAAAAGATATCAGACGCCATCAAGAAAAAATGGCAGGAAAAGAAACAATGCGGGTGAAGTGTTTTTGGTTACACGTCTGCCTTCCAAGCAGAAATAGACGAGTTCAACTCTCGCCTCCCGCTCCAGACATTCCCTGGTAGCTCAGTCGGTAGAAGCGCCAAACTGTTAATTTGGATGTCGTACGTTCAAGTCGTACCCGGGGAGCCAATTTCACCAAACGTGTCAACTTAATTGTGACTTAAAGCGTTAATATAGTATGCAACCTACAAGGAGACATTAATGTCACCGATGCTACTTCAAATTAAAGAGCTTCTAAGTCGTAATTTAGATGCTATCGAAATATCTCATCGATTGCATGTACCACTTGAAATGGTACGTCAAGCAATCGATCTCTTAACTTAAAATCAACGGTAACTGTAGTTCAATGGTAGAATCCAGGATTGTGATTCCTGTCGTTGTGGGTTCGAGTCCCATCAGTTACCCCATATACCCTCGTAGACAAATTGGTAAAGTCACTGCTCCAAGAAGGCAGGATCTGTGGGTTCGAATCCTACCGAGGGTACCAATTTGACAAATAAACCAAAATGTAGTATAATAGCATATTAAATAATAAAGAAAGGAGCACAATATGCCAGCAGTATTTTTAGTATCAGACACTCACTTTGGACACGCCGGTGTATGTCGCTTCACACGTAACGACGGTGTTACAAAACTTCGCCCGTGGGACAACGCAGACGAAATGGACGAGTTTATGGTCAAAGCCTGGAACGACCGTGTACGTCCTAACGATAAAGTCTATCACTTAGGTGACGT